ATATTGATCAAGACATACCTCTAAATATTGCAACATATGCTAAAGTTGCTTCAGAACCCATTAAAACAATAGAACATTATAAAGATAGTAAAAGTGATTACTCTCATAATAGTTATATTAATCATAATTCAAATCACAACGAATATACTCATTACAATTCAAGAAATAGAAATTATAATGAACACGTTTATAGTTCTGCATATCAGGAAAGTACTAAAAAATTTTATGATGATTTACGTTACCAACAAATTAAAAGAGAATTGGAAGAACATAAAAATGATCCTGAATATGAAGAAATTTACAAAGAAATTGTAAAAGTAATTAAATCTCAAAAAGAAGAAATTCGTAAAAAATTTGATGAAGAATTACAAAAGAAAAAAAAAGAATTTGAAGAAAAAATTATAGAAGTCAACAAAATTCGAGAACGTATAAATGGGTTGGGAGTTTCAGGATTGGTAAATTTAGGTAATACATGTTATTTAAATTCTGTCTTACAAGTTATTTGTCATCTATTCCCATTTAGCGATTACATGCTTAATAAGGCATATGAACCTTCATTAAGAGATCAATGCATAATAAAAGCATTTGAAGACTTAAAAAAAAAGAATGGACTTACTGATAGTTTAAGTGGATCATTTACATCATTATCATCGAGTGTTGCTGATATTTCTGCAAATGGAACCTTCAATATTGATGAATCAGCAATTGAAGAAAGTATCAACGGTAGTTTATGCAAACAAATAAATGATTTAATTATGAATTTGTGGAAACGTAATGCAAAGATAGTACCAAAAAGCATGAGGGAATTTATAAAAATTCTTGATCCGATGTTTGGCGATCATCATCAACAAGATAGTCAAGAATTATTAAATAAAGTTCTTGAAAAAATCCATGAAGAAACTAAACAAAATATTTATACAGAAGAATCAGCTGCAGAATTAAAACGCAAATTACATGAGAATCGTCCTGTAATAGATAAAGAAAATCAAATTGATGATAAATTATTCAATATATTTTGTGATTTTTGGGTAAAAACATTACTGACTGAAAATTCTCTTATTATGAATTATTTTAATGGTGTTAGAGTGACAATAGTTAGATGTTCTGCTTGTAATAACTTAGTCTTCACCCCAGAAGTTTTCATGATGTTAGAACTTTCTCTTGATAAAAAAGATTGTGATATTCAAGACTTGTTAATCAAGGAATATAATAGTCATGAAGTGTTTGATGGTGATAATTGTTATTTTTGTGATACATGTAAATGTAAAACAGAAGCAATAATGTTTAAAAAAATTATATTACCTCCTAAAATTCTAATAGTAATGTTAAAAAGGTTCACATATAATTACCAAACAAATACTTTTGGTAAAATTGATTCTACTATTACATATCCAATTAAAAATTTTAACATTAATATTGCAACAATAGGTAATTCATTAATGTCTTTTGCGCATAATTTAGACACTAATAATCCACATACATATGGATATGAATATGATTTATGTTCAATAATCAAACATATTGGTTCAACAGTTAGTAGTGGACATTATATTAGTCTATGTTTTAACGAACTTACTGAAGCATGGTATAATTTTAATGATGAAACAGTACATTATATTCCTCCTGAAGAAGTTAATAATAAATTAATACACAAAGATTCATATTTAATTGTGTATTCTTCAATAAAAAAAAAATCTAAAGCAAATATTGCTACTTTAAGCACTCAAGATGTCCAAATAAGCGATTAAGCTTTTCTTTGTGTCTTTTTTTATACCTTTAGTTATTTTAGTTTTTGGATCATTAATTGTATCAATTATTAACCAAATTAACATACTTGCATATTCATCATCCATATTATTTTTTAGTTTGTATAATCCAGGATGTACGCGTAAAATACGAAGATTTTGAATATCACGATTTGTAATAATTGCATTTTTTGAAGAATACAAAGTAATATTCAATGCTTCAGATATCCTAGGATTAGTCATAATATTTTCCAAATGTACATTTTTTTTCCATGATTCTTTTTCATACATTATTATTTGACTTGCATATCCTAAAGTATCAAAATTTGGAACTAATAATTTAATTAATCGTTCGACAATACGATAATTGTCATTTAATATGATTAAGTAAGCATTAGGATTAATAGAATTGTTTTCATTAATATTAAAAAATAATAGTTCTGCTAAATAGTGTAGAAATAAAAGTACATGTTCATGATCTCCAAATATTAATGTAAGAATATTATAAAATGGATACATTAATGTAGCTAATGGACTTGACGTATCTTTTTTTAAGGGTACAAATATTTCTTTTTCTCTACCTTCACGTTTATCTTCTTGTGGCGCAATATCAGATATTTTAATATGATTGGTTGGATTTTTAATTTTAACAATTTTAGTTGCAGTTGGATAATCTTTATAAGTTGCATTGATTGTGATCATTGGGCTTATGTAATTAAAATTCTCTACTAATTCGCATCGTAAAATTGAATAGTTATTACATTCAAATTTTATGACACTATTTTTAAGCTGTGCATATACAAATTTATTATTGTAACGAACCATTGTTTACGTTATGAAATATTTATTCAAATATATTAATTTTCTAAGATAATTAAGATTTCATTTTTAATTGTAAAACATGTGACATAGATAAATGCGTAAGAGTATTTTAATAAGTAACTTTGCTAAATATATAACGTAAATACTACGAATTATAAAATACTAAATTAATGGCACATTATTATGAAAAGATTGCTGTGGAAAATAGAAAGGAATATACTAGAGTTCTTCTTGATGCTTTAACACCTTTAATTTATGAAGGCATATTAAATATTTACATACATGCTAAATTACACGATAAGCAAATGATGGCAAATACAGGTAAAAGTACAGGTGTTATTGAAACATTTCAAAGTAATTTAGAAAATATTACGAAGCTAAGTGAAGAAAAAATACAAAATGAACTAGAAAGAATAAGAACGAATAGTAAATGTGCAGATTATTTCGATGATCTTATAAAAGCTACAATTAAAAGTAATATTATATTGTACACATTCAAAGCTTCTTCAAAACGTAGTGAAATTGTAGAAAGTAAATATCATGAAAATATTTCTATTTCTAATTTTATTCATAAATGTTACATAGCAGCTTGTCGAAATTTTTACAATATGCCATATCTCTTTTGGGATAAGTTACCATATACACCAATTATTATAAAAAAGAATCAAAAAGAAATTTTTATAATAATTGAAAAATCAATTAAAGAAGCGATAAGGCAAATGTTACCATTAAGATTAATATTAACTGAATATTTACAAGATGATTATTCAAAGGATGAAGATACACTTAATATTACCGTTACGAGGGATGATTATGAAAGAGTAAAATATTTACTTGATGAATCGAGAAAAATAGAAGATATTAAAAACATATCTGCAGATGGATTGGTAAATTACAACAATGGTAATCATTTAGGTTTAGTTCATGAGAAAAATATTAGAGGTGGAACAACACAAATACAAAATCCATGGATGTGGGGATCTATAGGTTCACGTCCTCAGGGCTCTATTTTTGTCTCGGACGATTCTAGTGATTTAGTTGGTGATAATTTGTTTGAGCCTGATAATTCTAAATTTAACATAATCAAAATGGGTCAACATGGAAATACTATTGCTAATCCACCAAATAACATTATAAACGTTCCTCAACAATACCATCAGCAACCAAACGTTTATGCTCAAAATCTACAACTTCATAATTTACCATTACATAATGGTTCAATTCATGATGTACCACCCAATGCGCCAAAAATTTTTAACTCAGGTATTGGTCAAAATAGTGATAGTGATAGTATTAGTAAATCTAATAGAATAACACATTCAAATAATAAGTTTACAGATCAGAAAGGTAAAAATAAAGAGAAAGAAAAAGAGAAAGAAGTAGAAGTACAATATATAAAAATAGATGATGAAGGGGGTAAACGACCAACTAATTTTAATTTTGTTGGTAATACTAAAAATAAATTAGCAGAAAGATTTGGTATTGTAATTGACGCTCATAAAGAAGATAAAGATATTAGAGAAAATAGTCGACAAAAAGATAAGAATAGAGATAGGGATATTAACAAAAAAAGTAGTGATAATCATAAAAATAATGATAGTAGTGATAAAAATACATATTTTGCGCGGTATAAGTAATCATTTAATTTAGATGTATGAATATATAACTGTTTTTTTATAAATGACAACCATTAAAGAAGGGTTGAAGTATGTAGCGGAATCGAGTGTGATAATTGCAGCTATATGTACAATCATTATGCTTATTGCTGTTCTTAGTTTTTATAAATTAGGGTATTTCGAATACAATAACGAAAATATGCTTAAAATAGTTTTAGGTTCTGTTATTGTATTTGGCACTGTTTGGTTTATTGCAGACACAATATTAACTTGGAAAGATAATATGAAACGTGAAGATGAAGGTATCAATAAATTTGTAGAATCTGAAGCACAAAGTGAAAAAGAGAAAAAAGGTTTACAAGAAAACAATCAACATCAAAACGGTCAAATTGCAGGATCAATTGATATGACTGCAAATAATAATGCAAAACTTAATAAAAATACAAATAAATGCAATAAGGATTTAAATACAAATAAAATGATTAAGGAATCAAATACCAAAATAACGACATTAAAATCTTTACCTGATGACCAAGTAATTATGTCAGAAATTGGATTAGAAAACGACATAGCATTTCACAAAGAGGAAATAAATAATATTTTACGAGAACCAATAAATCAAGCTCCGGAATATCGATATATTAGCAAAAATAAAATCCAAATACCAGGAGACATTGATGTTTATTTAGATCGAGGTAATTTCTAATTAAATTTATCTCGTGTTAATAAAATTCTTATTTTTTTAAAAAATACAAGTATAAACACATTATGAGTTCGAAGAAATCTAAAAAGGTTGTAAAAATACTGAGTACTGGGACTGATGATGTTCCTATTACTGAGTTTTCGCTTCGTAAAATGGTTCAATATGCTATAATTTGTATTATTGCTAAACGTGGTTCTGGAAAAAGTTGGGTTGTAAGATCTATATTGCATCATTATCATGATATTCCAGTTGGTGCGATTATTTGTCCTACTGATTCAGTGAGTGGTTTTTACAGAGACTTTTTCCCAGATTTATACATTCATTATGAATACGATTCTGCATTAATTTCTGAAATAATAGCAAGACAAAAGCGAATGATAAAAAAATATACGTTGTATTTAAAAGAAAAAAAAATAGTAGATCCTAGAGCTTTTATAATAATGGATGATTGTTTAGCAGATAAAAAAGTATGGTCAAACGATAAAAATATTAAAGAATTATTTTTGAATGGTAGACACTACAAATTAATGTATATTTTAACAATGCAGTTTTGCCTTGGAATTCAACCCGAGTTGCGAGATAATATTGATTACATATTTTTATTAAAAAATAATAAAATAACAGAACAACAAAAAATATGGAAACATTATGCAGGTATTTTTCCATCTTTTGCTGCTTTTCGTCAAGTATTTAATAAATTAACAGAAGATTGGGGTGTTATGGTTATCGATAACAGAATAACAGGAGAATTTATAGATACTGTTTTTTGGTTTAGGGCTGAACGTATTGACCATATACGCATCGGTTGCAAGCAGTTTAATAAAGCTTTCGAAAAAAATTATGATCCTGAATGGGAATCTAAAAGTCCAAAGGGTAACGTTATGGATGTAATGAATAACAAAAAATTTAGAGTTAGTATGACCAAAAAATAATTATAATATTTTTATCAAACCTATTTTGGATATTCTATTTAAGCTTTACTTTTTTTATGTAATTCTTTAATTTCTTCTAATTTCCTATTAAATTCCATTAATTCAATTTCTTTAGAATTAATTTTATTCTGAATTTCACCTAAAGCTTCCATCTCTTTTTTTTCTGTATCCTTTAATTTTTCAAGTTCTTCAGGCGTAATTTTGGGTTTTTTATTTCTCTTTCGTTTTTTCTTCTTTTTCTCACTTTCACCTTTTGATGCATCACTAATAGTACTTTTATTAGCCATACTAATAAGATCTTCCTTACGTTGATTCTCAACAACAGCAATATCAGCTAGTCTTTCTCTTTCATTACCAATAATTTCATTCAATTTTGGTTCGTAATATTTAATATCTTTAACTGATTCTGGATTTGGATCAAGTGGAAGCCATTTACCAACTTCACCTACCCAAATGTTAAAATAAGGATCCGTTTTTTGTAAAATGGCCGCATGCTTAGCCGCTTCCTCATAAGTACCAAAAACACCTCGTATTTTTATAGTACCAAAATTGCTGTCAAACGGTTTTTTAGTTTGTGATGACAAATTAGGTTGTAGTGTTGATGTTACGGCAAGTTCATTCGAATTGTTATTAAGTTCATTTGAATTGTTATTAAGTTCAGTTGAATTGTTGTTAGTTTCGTTTGAATTGTTGTTAGTTTCGTTTGAATTGTTGTTAAGTTCAGTTGAATTGTCAGTAAGTGCTGATGCTCCATTAGTTTGTGAAATTCTTGCTTCACGTTGAGCTGCTAATTCTTTCATCTCTTTTTCGAGTTCTATTTTATATTCTTCATGTTCACGTTTTAATTCTTCTTGATGTTGTCTAAAAAGCATTGATAAACAAACGAAGCGTTGACCTTCTATTTCCCTGTCATTAGTTAAATAATTTATAGTTTCTGATTTATGCATTCCTGAATTACTTGACATTTATATGTATATACTAATAATTAACAATGTTTAAATAAGATCAAACGCATTAAAAAATGAATTTATAAATGTCTTAATAGTACTATTAAAATAAAGATATTAATATTAGTTAAACAATGAATTTCAACTTCCAAACAATCACAAACACACAAAGTTTTCGTATATATTGTGCTTTAGCAAGTGCATATTTTGTTGGTTCCACTATTTGTGAAACTAGAAATAAGAAAAAAAAAAATAATAACTATACTTTCATTTTAAAAATGTTTGGCTGCAATATACTTAAAAGTTTAGTATGGCCAGCTTCTCTTGTTTGGTACGGAAGTAAATGTATCGTTGCCAACAAATGTTGTACTACAACGAATGAGTATAATTAAATATTTTTAGTAATTAATTTTTAGATTTTCCCCTTTAATTTGATTTTTTTTTATAGTGTCGATGATCTGATTACGCATTTCTAATCCTTTTATTTCGGGATTATCACAAACAAAATGAGATCGAATTGTTCTATTTTGATCAAAATAATAAGTTAATACAAAATCAACTTTATAATTATGATCAGTATTATTTGTATTATTATAAATACTAACTACTTGTTGTAAACCTGTATTGCCTTCCTTTATACTCATCAAGTAACTAGCTAGTTCTTTATAACACGCAAATGTGTTTAAATATGCAACATAATATTCTTGTATCTTTATAATTTGAATATTTTCTAGATTTGAATACAAATTTGGATTGCTTGATATAGTTTTAATAATAATTGGATAAGCATTCTTTTCAAGTTTGTTTGTTATATATGGAAATACTAATCCAGCAGCATTTCTATGTCCACCGCCACCAAAAAATTCTGCTATTTTTGATACATCAGCGCTTGCGTTATTTGATCGTAACGCAAATTTAGATTTAGCTACATTATCAGCTAAACTATAAGTTGCAGCAAAATCCAAATTTTTATATTTTGTCATTATCGTGTTACCAACATCAGACTTAAAATTTGTTTGATTGTGGTAACCAATAAAGTAATATTTTATTGTAGAACCATTTTGAAACATTACAAATGAAGCTTTTGCATGTTCAGCTGATCCATTAACATAATAACTATTTAGTTTGTAATATATAATTCCATAATTTTTTATCATTTTAAGTAATATTTTGTTATCTAAATATTTTTCATACATATCAAACACTTGGGGAATTGTCGAAAACCAAACAAAAAATTCATTAGTAAACTCCATAGAATTCTTGGATGTATCTCGATCTTCGATATATTGCAAGAGTAAAGGAGGAGGAATATTTGGGAATACATATTGCCAAGTTAAAATAGCAGCACTATGTTTCATATCAAATATTTTGTATTTCTCTGGTATATCTTTTAGTTTAGTTGACGATGTTTCATGATGATCTATAATGAGAACGTTTTTAGCTTGTTTAATTATTTCAAGAGTTTCTTCATATGTAAAAGAAAAATCACAAATTAATACGTTTTTATCCTTAACACAAGGCACAACATAATTATTATGGTTAACTGGTATATATTGCATATTTATTTCTTCATCTTCGTGATGTGCATTCTCACATAATCTGTATTTATTAAATAAATGTAAACATAAAATGCTACAAAAACCATCTGGGCATTTACGGTGGTATATTACGGTATCAACATCTTCTGGTCTTAACCGTTCTATATTATTTGGCTTTAAACAATCAATATTCTCGGACTCTAATTGATTAACATTATTTGATTTTCTTGTCATATATAAAAATAATGCTTACTTGTCTTTTAAATATAATATTTAATGATATCATTATGTTATCACAAAATAATAAAAAATCAATTTTAATTAATTTTTAAACGAAAAATTTGTATAATTATGAACAAAGATATTATCATAAATGATAATATTTCACCAAATGCTGCATATGATACATATTCGAAATATTTAGCATATACACTAGTGTTTTCGTAACCAGGAGTATTGAGTAAATTCGCAACAAGTACTTTTTGTATAAAATTTAATGATGTAAAAATGTCGTAATGTGAACAATTAATAGTTATTATTTCAGTCAAAAATTTAATTGAAGGATTATTAAATATTAATGTTATACCACCAATTAAAATTATTATCATAATAAAACCAAATGTTATATACAGTGCGAAATGTTTGTACATATAAAAACATAATGTTCGAATATCATCATTTGTTGATATAGAAGTAAAAAATACAGAGTACAAAACAAATGTTATTAGTATTATCACAGGAGTTAATGCAAACACAACAACAACAAATATATTAATTTTGTAATAACTATCATCTAAAATAACTGTGTTTTCAATTATAGTGTTAACATTACTCTCATTATTATACAAATTATTTAATGATATAATAGATTTGCAATTAGGTACGTATGCATTTGGATTAGCTTTAATAATATCATTTAAAAGACAAATTGAACTACTTTCCTGAAATTGTATTGTGCATATATCAAAAGTGTTAATTAATTCATAATTATTACAACAGTAATGTGTATTAATACTTGGAGTGTAAATGCATGGTCTAATTATATGAGGTGTATCGTATTGATAATATTCATTCCCAAAACTATAATAACCAGTACCATAAGAAGTGTTGAATGCAGGGGAAATTATTATCGTCTTATTTGTCTTAATGTCTGATACAGTATATGCCACAAGGTATAATATTGTGAAAAAAAATAATATGAAAAGAAGTAATTTGTTAGATATAATTATTTGACTAATAATATTTTTCACTTGTTTTGTTGTATTTTCTAAATCATAAAGTTCATTATCATAATTGTTGCCAACATTAACGTCACTTGATTCACCAATTAGATTTACCTGTGTATTAATTTCTTCAGGATGTATAGTCATTTTTGTATAAATAGGTGTATAAAGGTATTTGATCGTTTATTAAATTTTCATTTTTTACTATAACGTTTTTAGCATGTGAATACAAATATTTTCTAGATAAAGTAGTATAACTTTAGATATACATGATTGATTCTGTAAACGGATTTAGTTTTGTGGGTGGAAATACTACTCCTAGAAAAATAACTTTTACTTCTTGTAAAGGTGGCATTTCTATTTTATGGCTTGTTATCATAGTGGTTTGCTTATGTTGTTTCTGTTGTTCAGTATTTTCATCATTTGGTGCAATGTATTGGAAACGTTCTTCTCTTTGTCAAAACACTTGTAAGGAGAATGCTGAATCAACACTTGAAGAAATAACCGAAACTTTTAGAAATACTTCTGGTTGCGGTTATGATGGTGATAAGGACGTAATTTCTGATATTAATGCTTATCGTAATGGTGATCAAAATTACTAATAAAATAAAAAATAAAAATAATATTAAATATAATCTTATTTGTTGTTAATTAAAAGTTTGTAATATGTGCGATATCCCCATTATACAAAGTTATTTGAACTTTAACGTTTTGTGGATAATTTTTAGCATGATTTTTTAAGAATTTCAAACCTACTTGTTCACCTAATCTAATTCCTCCTATTACATCCATTCTATAATTGACACCTGCAAAAACTCTCGCAAAACCAATATTAGAAGCTAATTTGTCTAATTCGTTAGACAAATTAGACATCATACCTGTTGAAACTAATGCATTACCACCGACATCAGGTTCTACAAGATTCAAGTTCCATTGACCACCAAAGAAGAATTTTAAAACTGTAATACATGCACCTGCTACAACTGCATGTAGTGATGGATATGAAGGACTTGCTGGTGACCCTTCAGGATATGCTTGTGGCAACAAATAGTTTCCATAAGCATTAAAAATATCTCCTAAAATAGCATTATCTAAAGCTTCATCATTTAATGTAGGATTGTGAATTAAATTTAAATCAGATTTGATTCGGTTAATAATAATACCAACTTCTTCAGGTCTAATATACAAGGCCTTAAACTTTTGACAAAATGCAGCCAAAGCAGCTAATCTAGTAACGGCACCTAAACTACACTCAATATCAGGTCTTCCAAAATTAACAAAACCTGCAAAAGATGAGTTAATTGGAATACCAGAATTAAACGGAGCTCCAATATTGTATAAAACTCCTACCGCTCTAATATATGGTTGGATTAATGAATCTTCTCTTACATAAGCAGCCAAATCACGACCGTTAATAATATATCTTGCTGGGGCAAATGGAGCTAAAATTTCATTAACAATACCATTTTGAACAGAAAGGGCATTTGCTAACGTAGTCATATAATCTACAGGTGTAAATGTAGGATATCGTTGATTATAAATAATGCCACCTTGTTCATAATCAAGTAATAATAATTGTGAAACGTATGGTCCTGTTAAATCTCCTGAACTATCACCTCTAAAAATGGTAAGATTACTAATGGTAGGGCCACGATAGTTACTCAGATTTGCAATATCAACCACAGATTTTGCAATTTGCACATCGGATAAATAATCCAAAAATTCAATATCACGAGCAGCAGCAGCAACATAAACTTCAATTATATTTGCAGCAAAAATTGCAGTACTGAGCTTCGGCAAACAAAACCTTTTTCTACGAACAAAATTTTGTACATCACCACTCCAAGCAGAAGGGGGATCTAATAGTTTAGTAATTCCACCCAAAGGTACGTAATTTAATTGTTCAATACTTTGATTTTTTAATGCTTTGTAAAATTGAATGTAAACATATTTGTTAACATACCCATCTATATCATGAGGCAACGCTTTACTGTAAAGTGCATATGGATTATTTTGTAAAATATTATTATTGTAATGGTGAGATGGTACGCAAGATTTACATGCAAATCTATTGCTTCTACTATTGTTTGAACTATTAGATCTAGATCTTGATCTTAAAGATCTATTTCTTGATTTCGTTCTTTCATTAGCACTCCCAGAAGAACTTCTGAATTTATTAAAGCTTGAATTAGTATTAATACTTTTTTGAAGTTTTTTATTACTAATTTGTCTATTTAGGTTGCGATGTTTATTATCTTTACTGTCTTTGCTACCTTTACTACCATACTTTTGTTTCTGGTATTTTCTAAATTTAGCAAAATCATCATGCTTAAATGAATATGAAATACCTTTTGACAATTTAGAACCTTTTTTACTAGTTTTATGGCCTGCCATGTATATATACCTAATATAAAAAAAACTAATTTAATTATTAATTAATAGACCATTTATATTTTTATTTTTTTTTTACCAAATATTTAACGTTCACAAGTTAAAGTCAAAGAACAGGATAAAGCAGTTACAACAGCAATAATCAAAATAATCAAAGCAAATAACAATAATGTATTATTATTGCTAAAATTACTTACAAATGCCTCCTTAATTTCCTCATTAATTTCTTTCTTTTTTTTATTAATTATTTCTTCTTGTTCTTGAATAATATTAGTTAAACGATCTTCAGAAGTAATAGTCGGAATATTAAATTTTGTGTTTATCCTATTATGCATCTCATTTGCCCAATCAAACAAATTAGTTTGTGACGAAAGGACATTGTCTGTTAGTGGTAATACTTTTAATGCTTCAACATAAGCTTCCCTATAATCATTTGCAGGTAATACATATTGTAAAATTGTGAAATACAAACGGTATTTTTCTTTATCCAAAGTATTAGGTGTTGCAGGATATCCGATAGTCACGGCATGCAAAAATTTCCAAGCATTATCGGTCCATTTTAAATTATTTACCAATAAACCTTTATTAAATATGCTATTCATTGCAGTTTCTGGATTAATTTTCGGAGCTTTAGTTTGTCCGTTCACAATATTGTGCATATTTATTAACCAATTTGTAAGTGTTGCAGGTGTACTAAGTGCATATTCGTTTAGTGGATTAATTATTAAATTTTCACTAAAATGTTTACTGCATTCATGACATGGTAAAACATATTGAAGTAATATGAAAAATGTATAGTAATTGTCTTTATCGTTTTGTGTTGGAAAATTGGGATATCTTGCGGCAACAACATCTAAAAAATCCCATGCTGGTTCTCCCCAGTATCCAGGTGTTGTCATTCTTATTTGTTATAATTAGTATTTGCATAATTTTTTTGTTCCGTTATGTACTTAACCAGAGTTTCAGTAAACCTATCATCTTGTGAATTAATATCAATTAAAAGGTAATAAGGTCTTGTACTAAAATGTTTAACTAATTCTGTTTTAATTTTTGTAATTTCATACTTATAATCATAAATACATAAAGTATCATTATCTTTTGTTTCTTTATTTGTTTCTTTATTCGTTTCTTCATTTTCTTTATTTTCTTGAATTTCTTTCTTATTTTCTTGTGTTTCTACTAGCATATTTGCATATTTTTTAGATATAATAGTTGGCAAATAAGTGAACGGTGCATATTCTTGGATAGTATTTATTGTTACATTATTAATAATTGTAATTGTACTATTTTCAGCTTGAATACTGCATCCTAATAAATAACTACCAATTTTACTAGGGTCTAAAAATGTTGCAAAATATTTATGTCCTCTCACCATAAATTTAGGTATTTTATATGTTTTTGGTCGTAAACTAAAACAATGAATGTAATCGTTGTTACATACCCTTTTAAATAAACGATATGATAATCCTGAAATAAATGTTTTGATTAAATTAAAATCGCGATCTTTAATTTCATTAGTTTGTTTTACTGAAGCTATTTTTTGTTTAATATTTTTAATATCATTTATAATGTTTAGAGATAATTTAGTGTCTCCTGAAACTGTAAGTGTATCGACTTGTAAATAATTTTGAACTGCTTTATGTAAACTTAAATATGCCCAAATATATCTTCTAATTACTGTTGAATTAACACCTGTTATTTTAGAAATGGTCGCAATATTGGATTCATTTTCTTCAAAATTTGAACTAATTAATTCAGTAATGTTCTCTGTTACTAATTTACTTTCCTCTATTGACAATATATTATCATCATTAAGTAATTGTCCTTTTGATTTAAGTTTTAATAAACCATTAATGATAAATTTATCACTTTTTGTCAAACCAACTATTTCTCTATTATCACCATGAAGTATCATTTTTTTATATTGTAGTACAAGTTGTTCATTAGTGCCAGAACTAGTGTATAATTTTTGAGATTTTGTGACGTCCGAATATTGCAGAATATCGTCGCATAACCTTCGTAAACCAACTAAATCACCATAACTATTACTATATCTTCCTAACAAATAAGGTAATTTACTTGTAGATGAAGATACTAAACCACTTAATTGCGAATCTATTATTATTAACATTGGAATTACTTTTATTACATCATCTAATGTACCATAAACCATTGCATAAATTATCGTGTTGATATTATCTAGAATTATATTAGTGTCATCAGTACTTAATTTTAATTCTTTCATAAGGAATTTAAATAATGCGCTCATTGCTGTTTTTTCAATGATATTAATAGAGTTAACACGATTTATGTAAACAGCATTAGCCCCAACTAAATTATTCCATGCAAACTCCATTTTTTTTGATTTAATTATTTTCTTAGAATATGAATCTACTTGAACATTAGTATCAGTTGATCCAACTATCGAACCATAAATATTTCTTATCAATACTAATTCATCTGGATGAATAATATAAAAATTACCCATATAATCATTAATAGTATCAGCACTAAAACCAGTACTATAAACGATTGGTGGAGCTTCATTAGCCAAATAATCGTAATGATCCATATTACCTACATAATCAATAAAAACTAATTTTTTTTTTGTTTGATATGCATACTGCTTAATTATTATATTATCCAAATTTCCAGGATATTTCTTTTTCAAAATATTTGAATTAATAATATTTTTAATATTATTAAATTTAGAAGGATTATTAATATCAAAATTAACATCAAACATTGGGATATTATCGTTAGACTCCTTTAATAAATCATATAATACAGGATAAATGTTAGAAGTCGAAATATCGAAATTTATTTTGTTAAATTGCATTGCACCCTTGGGATAAAAATAATAAACCGCACCTGGACTTTTTCTTCCGACTCTACCACGTCTTTGTTCCATTGAAGACTGCGAAATTCCAGTAAGTTTGATTTTATTCGTTCTATCCTCTTGATCATAAATTAATACTTTTTGTGTCCCTGTTTCAACTACATATTTTAAGGTTCCAATAGTAATTGAAGCTTCTGCTAAATTAGTCGCAACTATTATTATTCTGTCATAACTACCATAAGGTACCAAAGTATCAGAATCACCTAATTCTTCATCATAAGACACAGTTTTTGGATAACGTAAAGTTTTTTTTGTATCAGGTGTTAAAGTTTCAACTATTTCTTTTTTAGTTTGATCCATTTCACCATGGTAAGGAATAGCAATAGCGTTTGCAGGTAGTTTTGAATTAAGTGATTTAACAAGTTTTCTAATTTCTGCTTTACCTGGTTGAAAAACAAGTACATCCCCTTTAATAGATAATTCCAAAATTATAGATTCCAATTTTTCTTTGGGTTGGTCCCAAAAATCTTGAATAGGAAAAGTAGTAGCTCCAGGATCTATTCTACTTGGAGGAAAAATATGAATTCTACGATCTACATTTATTCTATCTAGTTTGTTGGTTTCTAACATCATATTAAATGGATACATTCTATTGTCGTTAATGTTACGATAATTTCTTCTATATCGTGGTTCATCTGCACTCATTGTAGCACTAACTATCACCAGTTTAACATTATTATTGTAATAAAGAGCAACTTTCATCAAAGACAAAATTAGATCCATATTTTTATTGTGTTCGTGTGCTTCGTCCACCATTATAATATCTAATTCATTAACTCCTGTCTTATCGTATACTACTTGATTATCGAGTGTAATCTGTTTTTTTAATATAGGATTATTTTTAATTACTTCATACAAAATTCCGTCAGTTACAATTGTTAAATTTAAAGAATCATTTGTTTTAGCAGTGTGTATTTCGTTTTTTTTTGCATATTTAAACTGGACATAATAATTGTCACTATCAACATATTCATTTATCATCGGATCATATCTAAACACTGGTACGCCAAGTTGTGAAGAAATAGTTGCACCACTTTTTCTAGTTGGTGGAATTCTTGGCTGTGTACACATTATTTTACCATTATAATTATAATCTATCATTTTAAGTGAATAAAGTAATAGTTTTGGTACTTGTGTTGATTTACCTACACCAGTACCACCTGTCACATAAATAACTCTGTTATTAAGATATCGATGATAAAAAGATATTTGTGATACCCAATTTAGAGCATAAATCGTATTCCAACTACCACTTAAATCCATACCAATGTTTGAAGTCATATATTTGAGATAATTAGCTTTTTCATATTGTTTTTTTGAATTTTGATATTCAATATGAAGTTCAGTATATTTTGTATTAGTAATATAATAATAAGAATTTTGTACGATTAATTTATTTTCATTTAAATTGCTTTCAATAATTTTAGCATTATCTGTTGTAAGTTCTAGTTTAAATTGGCTCAATAAACCATTAAATGTCATTGTTTCGAAGATTATTAAAGCAAGGTCCTTCATTATGTATTTATGAATAGCTTCATTTAAAGACGCAATATCTGTTTTTGGATCTGCTATTATTTTTAAATTACCACTAATATCAAACCAAGACATTACACCTTTTCGTAATGTAGTAGTTTGTATTGACGTTGTTTTATCACTATCCCAATTAATACGTTCCAAAACAATTTTTTTATCACTTGGACTTAATGCTTTCCATAAAATTGGATATTGTATGAATTTATAATCTGGTTCATCTTTAGTACCTTTGTTGACATTAAACGATGTTAGTGATTTAGCAAAATTATAAATATTTTTGTAAGTAATATATGCTTCTTTGTTATTTAGAGTAAAACTTTTATAGTTGTTATTTGTATTTTCCTTTATTTTATATCCATACCAAGTTTTGTAAAAATTTGTAAATGTGTTTAAAAGATAATCGTAAGCCCATTCAGGTTTGATAGTTAAAAATGTATTCAAGTAAAGTGCATATTCTTCTTGTGTAATTACTATGTTTTTTTTATATTTACTGTATGTTTCTTTATCTATTTTTATGTATCCACCATATTTGTATGATAGATTGTAAAAATTAGCTGTATTAAAAAATTTTGTAAAATATTTCATAATACTTATATCAACTTGATTTTCGGCACCTTTTACGATATTAGCAAAGTTTACCCATGAATTGATAAAAGTTGTTCTCTGTTCTGATGTAATAAAATTCCACGCTAATTTTTTTTTTACAGTTTCTAAATATAATTTTTCATCTAATAAGTGCACAATCATCTTTGTTGAATTATATCTGTTTTGTTCACTAGTAACGACGTCATATAATAACCATTTAATATTATACACCTGTTCGTAAAGATTATATCGTATTGTACTGTAAATATCGTTAATTTGCAGTCCATTGTACCATAATGAATCTGTGATTATATCAATCATATCTTTATTATTACTATTGTCATTGACATTGTTATTGTTACTATTACTATTATTATTAACATAATTTGAAATTATTGGTGTTCGTAATGCTACGTAATCTGTATAATCGGTTATTTTATGTTTTCGTAAGGCAAAGTTTGTTGCTTGAAACAATGGTAGTTTTGTAAAGTAGGAAGGTAAATATGGTATTGGATAAATGTTATTCCAATTAACATACAATTTATTTGCAACTGAAGCAATTGTCTCTTTTAGCAAAATAAAATTATGTTCTAAAAATTTATGTTCATATTGTATCGACTTAGGTTGATTACTTCTTTTTATTCTATTATATTGGACATTTGAAAATTTAAACTTAGGTTCATATTTGTCAAATTCATTACTTTTGACACCATTTGGTAACTTACTATCATTTGAATCACTCAAAATAACATAAATGTCATTTAAAGAAGTAATGCTCTTAGTAGTACTTTCCGTAGTATCAATATATGGAAACAGTAAAAAAAGTAAACTTATTAGATCTTGATAATCATTACTTTTTAATAATGTTTCATAAGAAGGATTAGAATTAAGATTATTTTTTATAACAACGAGTTCAAGTATTGCAATTAAGTATTCAAAAATTAAATTTGAATCACTTTGAATTAAGTTTGGAAACATACGATTAATAACGTTTATTCGAATATCTTTTTTAAAATTATCAGATAATATGTTACGTTTTTGTGACATAATAATTACTTATTCAAGTATTCAATATACAGTATGTAAAGATTAAAGTCAAATTTAAAATGATAGGTTAAATAGATAGACTAGTTATATACTTTCAAGTTTATTTAAACTACAAGACTATAAGTTTTTTGTATTATGCCAGTGAACTATAAAAAAGTAGAAAATTTAATTAATAGTATTGTTACAATGGATAATATTAATTGGTATGATATTTTATCATTAAATCAAGAAATAAGTGACAAACTTTATACATTTCAAGTTTATTGTGTTTATGAGTTATTAATAGCAATGCAAACCAATGATATAATTTTAAATGGTTCTGATACAGGTACAGGCAAAACATATGTTACTGCAGCATTATGTCGTGAAGCTATTATTAAAGGTGTTAAAAAACCGTTGAAACCGATAGTATTTTGCAAAAAATCAATGGTAACATATTGGAATAATGTGTTAAATGAATTTAATGTTGAACCTGTAGCAATCATAAATTATGAAGTAGTTACTGGTAATAGAATTAGTGAAGATTTTAAATATAAAAACATATTATCAATAGATCATATGGATAGCACACCATCACGGTTTAAATGGAAGATGCAAAATGATTATTGTATTGTGTTCGATGAAGTACATGAATGTAAAAATCCTAAATCGTTACATGGTAAACTATTATTATCTACAAAAGACATTGGAAACAAAATTATTATGTTAAGTGCTACAGCATCATCAATGCCAAAAGATTTTGCAATATTTGCATTTATGCTTGGATTTTCCAAAACTATAAGACAAGGCAAAAGTTGGGTTTTAGGAAAACAAAAAGCTGATGAAAGAAGTCTTGTAAGAGTGTGTAATAGTTCAATTAATAAAGCAATTTATCCAGATAAAGGTTCAAGAATGGATATTAACGAACTTGACGATTCATTCCCAAAGAATAATATTGCAGCCATAGGTTATGATCTTGATGTCGAATTAGTTGATATTTTTAACGCTAAATATACATTTGCTAGATACGGTAAAAATAATCCAGAAACAAACGATGAAACAGAGAAAAAAGCAAATACTAATGTGATTGGTGAAATAACACATGTAAGAATGGAACTTGAAATTTTAAAAGTTAACATTTTAACAGAACTCGCCAAAGAATATTTATCTTATGGTTTTAATGTGGTATTATTTGTAAGTTTTAATAAAACCATAGATTTACTCGCAAAAAGTTTAAAAACTAATAATATTTTGAATGGTGAGACGAATATTAAAACTAGAGAAACAATTATGGAGCAATTTCAAACAAGCCAAATTAATCTAGTAATTTGTAATATAGCTATTGGTAGTACTTCTATTAACTTAAATAATAAATTAGGTAAACCCGCAATATCATTAATATCAACACAAATATCGGGTATAATGCTTAAACAAACACTAGGTAGAATTTATAGAGTTGGAACTACAGGATATGTACTGCAACGTATTATTTACTTTGCGAATACTATTGAATCAAATTTATGGAATGGAGTTAAAGAAAAAATAAAATTTATTGATAGTATGAATGGTAAAGAACTTGAAGAGTTTAATGATACAAAAATTATTCAAGCATAAAAAGTATTTTATTTTTTACAAATTTCTTAAACATCGTTTTGATACTTTTCATATAAAGAAAACTGTTATTACGATCATTTATACTTGCTTGATATGCTTTTGTATAAAATCCTAAATATTCATACATTCTACTTTGATTTATAAACTTGGCAATAAAGAAATTTATTTTTTCTTTTTTATAATAATCAAATGGTTGTTTATTTTTTTTTATATAAATTATTTTATCATCTATGATACTACTAACTCCAATATATTTTTTCTTTTTTTTATCTTTATCTTTATTTTTATATTTATCTTTATTATCATCTTCATTTTCACTAATATCTTCAACAATTATATATTCATAATATCGTTTATAAATATCTGGTGCCCATAGTTTTCTTGCGACTATCGTATAGAATTCAACAAAAACATCTGTAACGTTATCGATATTATTAGAATATACTTTCCATATACAATCTGCTATTCGCAGTTTTGTATACAAGGAATCGGTTGTATTGTATTTAATATATTCAAGTCCTTTATTGTAAGAAGTAATACCATAAATATCTAATATTTCATTAGTTTTTATTGCAATATCTGGAATTGTTTCGATATATCCTCTACCTGAATTGTTAACAAAATAATCAGCATCATTACATAAACTATAGCGTAATTGATTTGTTTCTTCAGATTCTAATTTTTTCATTCTTTTTTCCATTGTATCATTAATTTTATAAAGATCTATAGGTGTGCGTATATTTTTATTTTGTTCTGTATCCTTAATTTTGTTTTCATCAGGGTCAACAGGACAATCCTTGAGCGCAGCATAATAAATTTTTTTAGTTGGGTGAAGAATTATTTTATTTTTAGTACAATAACCAATACATTGTTTCATTTCAGAAGTAACAATATATTTTAAGCGATCTTTTTCTATTATGAAATTAAGGTTATCAGTAATAAAATCAAATTGAATTTCAGATTTATGATCTGGAAGTTCAGGTACTAGTGTTAATAATTGATTCGATGACATATTGTTATTGATTATATAACTAGATTCGTTATTAATCTTAATATTATTTTTATTCTAATTCTCAAAATGATTGATTATAAAATAATATATTTTGCCAGTAATTTATTAAATAATAATTTATAATGGTTAATGAATAATATCTAAACTCTTTATATACTGCATTAAGAACTATGCCCAAGCGAAACATGTCAAAAAATAAGTTAAATCATTATGGTGGTGTTGATCTTGACTTTTCTTCAAGCTATAATCCAAATTTAGTAACAACATATACCTCACCAATTTCAACTGGTCCAAGTTATTATAATCCATACGCTTATAAACTGCCAACTGGTATTGATTATTTAGTTAAGAAAAGTTTACTCAATCCTGTACCGTATTATCCTGACGCATCAGTTACTGTAACTGATTTTGACGGAATTTCAACCGTCATTTCATCAGAAGATGAATATGGAAATATCAAAAATACTATAATTACTAATAATAATCCATTATGGACAAATCCATATGATCCTTTAATAACATCTTGGCATCCTGATTATATTCATCCAATGTTAAGCACTTATCATGATTTAAATTCTGATCCTAAAATGAAGAAAAAAATTACAAAATATTATCTTTCTCTCGTAATCGATAAATGGCTCAAACATGATATGATTGATTTGCTTGGATACCTTCAAATTGATGATAAAGGTTTTGTTGATTTTATTAAAAATATATCAAAATATGACGAAACAAGCGCAAGACATGATAATAATACAATTTTAGATAATAAAATTAGATTTATTGAAAAATATGTTGTGACATATGATTTTATTTACAAATTATTAATTAAATACATGAGAGATAATCATGTATTGTGGGTTAATTTGCCATCACATAAAAGTCAAATCAAACGATATATCAAAAAAAAAATAGTTAAAAGAATTAAAGATGCTATTAATAACATTAAACATTAATTAAACCATACAATCTCAATATAGAGCTCATCTGTACGAAAAATAGATGTGTAAATATTGGACAAATCATATTATAATTTCTTCGTCTCTTTTTTCTTTTTATTTGTTAAACACAATATAAATTTTGAATTTATTATTGCATATATGGGTAAATTATTATATTTATAATAATAGTTTAAAAGTATTAGTTATTTTCGAACAAATGGATGAATATTTGCTTTACTACAATGAGTATAGTCTTAAATATGGGAAAAATAATATCGTAGTCCTTATGCAAGTAGGAAGTTTTTTTGAAATTTACGCATACAAAGAAAATTTAGAATATTTGGACACTGTAGCAAATGTATTGGGAATACGTAGAACACGTAAACATGGTGGCAATAGTAGCAATGGAGGAAATAATAATGATACATATGATAGCAGCGATTCTGACTCTTACGATGATGATGATAGTAGTAGTGATGAAGAAAAACCTATTACAACAATAAATAAAGGGAAAAAACAACCTGCAACTAAAAATAAATCTATTACAACAAAAAATAATGGAAAAAAACATAGGACTATTTATATGTCTGGTTTTATGTGTCATAAAATAGATAATTTTCTTCCTAAGCTCTTAGAATGTAATTACACAGTTATTGAAATTCGACAAGTTGCCAATAAACAAAAACTTAAAATAGACACAGTAGAACGTTATGTTAATAAAGTTTACACACCAGGAACTTATATTCTTAATCCAGTATCTAAAGAATCAAATTATTTAATGTATCTTTATATCGAAGAAGATTTTGTCAGAGCTTATGGTAATATCATTACATCATGTGGTGTTTCTGTAGTTGATTTTTCAACAGGAGAAACAATTGTTTATGAAGTAATATCTTCACAACATGATGAAAAATATGCTTTAGATGAAGGTTTAAGATTTATTCATTCCTATGCTCCTAAAGAAATTATTGTATGTCACATTGGACCTAAAATAATCGATAGTAAATATTATGATGATTTTGAACTTGCAGAAAAAATGATACAAAATAAATCATTAACAAAAGAATCAATAATAACTTATTTTGAGCTTGAAAATAAAAATTATAAGTATTACAATACAATTGATAAAAACTTTAAATGTGGTAAATATGTAAAAGCATATTTGTCAAAGATTTATAAAGATATAAATGGTAATGTTATTGATCATTTACACTTGCAAAGAAAACCATATGCATTGTTAAGTTTATTGGGACTAATGGATTACGTTTCTTTGAGGGATAAGCAAATTCTCGATAAATTACATAAACCAATAATTTTTCGAAGTAACAAACATTTATTATTAGGTAATAATGCAGTAAATCAACTTAATGTAATCGGAAATGTTAATGTTGGGAACAATATGAGTAATTGTTTAAATACTAAGAAAATTTCTAGTTTGTTTGATGTAATTAATCATACTAAGACACCTATGGGACAACGATATCTTTATAATTTGCTTATTAATCCAATTATCAACATAGAAGAATTACAAACAGCGTATAATAGAATTGAAGAATGTCGTATTGATAAATTTTATTTAAAAATAGAAGAAATTCTTAAGAAGACAATTGATTTCGAAAGATATTGGAGAAAATTAATGTTACATCGTATTGATCCATATGAGTTTTTAAATTTTTATAAAGGTCTAACAAGTATTCCAAAATTAGTTACAATGATACATGAACATGGTACACCAAATATTATAAAATTACTCCCAGATCAAGCAGTACTAGATAATCTTAATGATTTTCTAATAAATTTTAAAGCTGATTTTAATTTACACATAATGAAACATTCTAGTTTAGCAACACTTGAAAAATCTATTTTTAATCCAGATTATTGTATTAAAATTAATTGTGCGAGAATAGTTGAATTGCAAACTTTGATTGATTTAGAGACAGGATTAATGGATGAAATTTGTAGTGTATTGGCTAAATATTTAATAGTAGATGGAAAAAAAAATACTTTTGGTAATGCAATTAAAATGAAATACATCAACAAAGTAGGTCATTATTTATATATGACTAAAAAAAAATCTGATATGTTAAAGAATAACATTAGTGCCCTTGATACTATTAAAATTAACAATACATTTTCAATTAATCCTAAAAAATTAAGATTTCAAGATACACCAAATAATAAAAATACTAAAATATTTTTTGATGAATTAGGTGATAAATCTGCAAATGTTGATCTTCTTAAGACTGAATTAATCGAACTTGTTATGTCTACAATAATAGATGCATATAATCGATATGGAGAAACATATGATACAACATTCAGACAAATATTTAAATTTATTACACTTATTGATAATTTGCAAAGTAACGCTAAAGTAAGTGTTATTTATAATTATTGTAAACCCAAAATACACAATAATGAAAATGGGTATATTCGAACAACACAATTACGTCACCCAATAATAGAAAGAATTAGAACTGATGTAGAATACATACCACATGATATCGCTTTAGGACAACGTGGTGCTGAAACATATAATAACGATAATGATAACAATAATAATAACAATAATGATAACAATAACAATAACAATAATGATAAAAATAACAATACAGATAATGCAATGAATGGCATTTTAATTTATGGCCTTAATTCATCAGGAAAAAGTAGTTTAATGAAAGCGATTGGGCTTTCTATAGTTATGGCTCAATGTGGGATGTATGTACCAGCTATGAGCTTTGAATATTCACCTTATGATTCTTTGTTTGCAAGAATAACAGGTAATGATGATATATTTAAAGGCCAATCTTCATTTACATTAGAAATGACTGAATTAGCAACTATTCTTGGTAGAACTGGACCTAAAACACTTGTTATCGGTGATGAAGTTTGTAGAGGTACTGAGCATATATCTGGTACTGCAATTGTAGCAGCAACAATAGTAGAACTTTCTAAAACTAAATCTTCATTCATTTTTGCTTCTCATTTACATGATATTGCGACAATGGATGAAGTAGTTTCTCTAACTAATGTAAAAGCTGTTCACTTAACTGTTGAACATGATCCAATAAAAGATACATTAATCTATGATAGGAAAATAAAAGATGGACCCGGAGATACAATTTATGGGTTTACTGTAGCTAAATATATTATAAAAAATCCTATTTTTATGGATTTAGTCGTTAAAATAAAAAATAAAATGCTTGGTAATTATGATTCATTATTATCAGATAAAAAGTCAAAATATAATTCATCCATTTTTATGGATCACTGTGTTATATGTGGCAAAGATAATGTTGGCACAACCGAATTTAATAGTAATTTAGATTCTCATCATATTAATTTCCAAAAAGATTGTAAAGATGGATTTATAATAAATAAACCACATGTGCAAATGAATTCGGAAGCAAATTTAATAGTATTATGCAAAGAGTGTCATCATAAGGTACATCATAATGAACTTATCATACGTGGATATAATGATACTATTAATGGTCCAGTAATAGATTACGAATTTATACAAAAAGGCAAAAACGAAATCATAACGCCTAATAAAACTAATGAATGTCCTACAAGTTTACAACCAGACACTACTACCGCAACTATAGTTGTAACTCCTATATTACCATCAAAACCAATACTTCCACCAAAACCAAAACCTATACCCCCACCAAAACCATCATCATTATTAAAACCTAAATTAACAACACCACTTTCCACATCCACAGATTCATTTGGATCTTCCAATGGATCTTCCAGTTCATCAAAATCTACAAAGACTACTAGGTCTACCAAATCTACTGAAACCACTAAATCAAAGAATACTAATAATATTGTTGCCAAAAAACAAAAAACTACATTCGCTGACCATATATTACGAAGAAATAGCAAATCAAAAAAAACAAAAGATTCCAATATTGATATGTACGATAGTTAAAAATATATTATGCCCAATTGTACATCGGATAATACTTATTTTTAAAAATTCCATGCATTGGTCCTTTCAAATGTGGTCTATATTTTTTTTTAGTATTTTTTTTTATATTATTAACACTAAAATCATATTGGTCGTACTTATCATAAACGTAATCTTCATAAATGTAATCCTCTTCTGCATATTCTTCTACTTCAACATCAACATCAACGTCAACATCAACATCAACATCAACATCAACATCTTCAACATCAACATCAACTTCTTTTGAAAATTTGTTTTCACAAGAGTAATAGAAATCATTATGATAATTGCTATTATTGTAACAATGCAATTCATTAATTTTTTCTTTCTCTAAAAAGTTATGTTTTATTAAATCTGTAGAATTATTTTGTGAATACAGATTAATAGAATTCGTGTTCGTATTTTTAGTAATATATTTAAATATTTTTTTAGTACAATAATTTTTAGCTCGATTTTCGTTAGTAATATTACAAATTACTTTGTAACCTCTACTAAAAAACATATTTTGGATATTGTAGTAATTTAAAATCATATTCCTGCAAATTATTAACATACTTTCATGTTCTTTTTCAAAACAATATAAATTTATGTATTTATTTATGCAAAGCAAATTGTAAGCATATATTTTGTCATAATATAAACTAAAATCTAATTCATAATTAAAACCTCCTAATGTTTCAGAAAGTAGTTTATGTTTACAATTAATATCTAGCATTAAACATAATATTATTTCATTACTAAGGAAATATTTACGTTCTAAAATCACAGAATAATACTTTACAAGATCAAGAAGTTTAATACAATATTTAGTAATTAACTTTATATTTGGTAAAATATGCATATTGCTTAAAATATAATCACTAATACAAGCAATCACAGTCATAATATAATCACATAAATGACTACAATTATTTTTATCAATTGTTTCAGTTACCAAATCACATATGGTATTGAAAATACTTTTTGCTGTTTTCGAACTTTCTTTTTTAATAATTGGTAGTTGTGAAAGTATTAATTCATTTATTTTAGTTGTATTAACGTAAATTTGTGGTTCATCTAAACAATACTTGATTAGTTCATATTTTTTAGATTCAAAATGAATCATCAAACAATGCTTAAGACAGTTTAGTGCATAATATATACTTGTGTAGTTTTGATCAAGATTATTTTTTAAATAGATATGATTTATGATGTATTTTTTTGCTGCTTCATAAACATACATCATACTTTTAGTCATTGTTGTAGTTGCAATTGTAGCATCAATATTATTATTTGTATTAATAATATCATAATAAGCAATTTTAATGATCAAATCTTGTTCAAAATTAAAAGTAGTTTTCAAATCATAGTATTTTGGATTTACAATTAAATCATAACAATATGGCACTAAACGTGTATCCCAAAAATATTTTTTTGTATTAATATACAGGAATAGATCTATTGGTTTAATGTCATGATCATAAGAGCTGTTAATTACATATTCTTGATCAATAATAAATACTTCGGACTCATTTTTGTTGCTCATGATATTACTCAATAGTCTACTGTCTCTATATAATTAAGTTAGGAAATAATATAAAAAAACTATTTTCAAAACTAAATTATACAATTATAATTGCGTTATATATCACCATTTTATAGGATTTTTCCCATGATTTACTAAATATTCGTTTGCCAATCCAAAGTGATCAGTATTAATAAATGCATCATAAGTGCCCATTTTTTTATCATATGAAAATCCTGATGGATGTGATGATACTATTGTAAAATGTTTACTATCATCAATTAGATATTTTTTATTGTATGATTCTTTTCCCCATAACAAAAACACAACATTATTAGTATTATCAGATATATATTTAATTAGTGCATCTGTAAAATCAGCCCATAATTTTTTATGACAATTAGGAGAACCTTGAGTCACAGTTAAACTTGTATTAAGCATAAGGCAACCTTGAATTGCCCACGATTCTAAATTACCATTTCCTTTTTCTTCAATATGTTTAAATTTAATTTGATTTTTATAAATATTTTGGAGCGAACTAGGTATTTTAGCACCAGATGGTATTGAAAACGAAAGTCCAGTAGCTAAAACTACATCACACGTTTTTTGTCGCTCAATAGTGTGGTAAGGATCTTGACCTAAAATAACTATTTTTACTTTATCAAGAGAAATAAGATCTAATGCTCTAAATATGTTCTCAGGATAAGGTAATAAGATTTCCAGATTAACAGCGTTTAATTTTTTACATATAGTTTGCAATTTATCTGCTTGTTGTTCAAAGAAAGGCCTCCAACTTTCGTCTTTTGATATTTGCAAACTAGTAATTCCATTTGGATAAATTGATGACCAAGACATATACTTTTTACTTGAAACTTTTAATTGTATTTATTGTAATATGTATTTATAAAGAACGTAAAAAAATCATTTTTTTTAATTCGTAAATTTATAATACATGGTTACTTATGTTTCGTATTTGAATGAATTAGGATTAATAATGGTTGGTGTAATAATTTTTACTGCGTCGTTCTTATGGAAGGATTTATTAGTTGATATTGAGGAAATATACTTTCCTAAAGACTACAATATGACAGGAAGAATATTATTCACATTATTAATAACAATGTTACTTGTTGTGTTAGCTGTACATTTGAAAATATTTTTAAGATTTGATATCGAAGTAGAAAAAAAAAGAACTCCAGTTATTAATTTTGACGATAGTCCTATTAATAACGATAATTTAATTAGTACTAATAGTGATAGTGATAGTGATAGTAGTAGTAATAGCAGTAGTAATTAATAGCAGTAATAGTAATAGAAATTAGAATAATCATAATATTATTTTAAGTATTATTTCTTTTTAATAATAAAATATTCTTCACGTAATTTATTAACATCGTCATCATTTATTTGTGAATTACAAAAGCTTTCAAAATCTTCGCCATCAAGTAAACTGATAATAAAATGCATAGAAAACATACCACATTCACTATCTTTATATTGGTGACGTTTTTTATTATATTCAATGTTTGGTTTTATTCCTAGTTCATTAGACATAAAATTTGCAATTTTGTGATAAAATTCTCGGACTCTTTTTCCTGGCCTAGTACCATATGAATCATAATAATAAATATTACCATTTTTTAAATCAATTAATCCAGATACCCAATGCGAACCTGGTTGCGTATGATCATCTAGATTAAATACTATTCCCAGTTTACTAATGCCTTCATTCAGTAAATCTTTATAATTTAAATCTTTTATTTTATAAGCATTAATTTCATAAAAATCTATTGGTACAGCACCTAAGAATAAGAAATCCTTATACTTATCAGTGTATTGATTCATTACTTGATTAATGTTTATTGTATTTAACCATTCAAATTTACCTTGTGGACCAATAGGGCGGAAAATTCTATCTTTTAACTTTTCTTGATATTTATTTCCTATCTTATCCAATTTATCTAACCAACATGCTTGATTTTTACAGTCTGGAAATGCTTTATTAAGTTCGTTAACTAAATATTTTTTATATTTTTTAGGTTGTAATACTTCCATTGTATTATCTAATTTTATTTTACAATTACTTGTCTTATTGTAGTTTTTTGCTATTTTAATAATAATGTCTAAAGGTATGCAAGAGCCATCTGTAAAAGTAAAAGTTGGTGCACATTTTGTATCTGCTTCAGATTTAATTAATTTTTCACCATTATCAATATTCTTATCCGTATTTTTAGAATTCATAATATATATTACCATTCATAAAATAATCAAACTTAGAGTAGTTATTATCATCATTAATCAGAATCAATGAGATAAACTTTTTTGTTGCGGTAAACTCCAATAACATTTATGTTTGTATCAATAATACTATTATACTGATCATACAAATAAATTTTATGGTTTTCTTGAGGTGGAGTTTCTGTTAGAACGTATTCATTATTCCTAAGTTTGTTAACTGATTCTAAAACTACAGTTTTATTTATTTGATCAGAATTCTGATTTTTTTTAGGTTTTGATGGTTTGTCATTTTCTATAAAACTAATAATTTCTCTCTCAAGAAGTTCTTTTCTTGATAACGTTTTAATCTCAGCGCCTTTAGGGTTATCTAATTCTGCATTTGTCTTATTCTTTTGTGATAATTCAAGTTCTGTTAATTCATCATTATAATCATTGCCCATATTTATACTTAACACACTTTTACCATTTGTTTTGTCTTGTGTATTATTTGTTTTAGTCAGAGAATTAAGAATAGAATTTGGTTTACAAACTTGTTTTTTAATAGGTTTATACTTCATATTTAGCTATTAGGATATCAATCTAATCATTAATATATTATTCTAATTATTAAAATCATTTTTATGTTTTATTTTTATAACAAGTTTTCATTTGTTACAAACTATTATTGATTAATTCGATATGCAAGTAAGATTCATTTAATGAATTGGAAATAAAAAAGATTTTATATTAATATAAAAATTTGTGAAGATAACAAAAAGTATTTTCACTTACTCAGATATCATTATAAATTTAAAACATACAATTTACATTCAAAAAATACTATAAAATTATTAAATTTTAAAAAAGTAGACATATTAATT